CTTATGGAACTTGAAGCAGCCAAAAAACTTATAGAAAAATATGAAGGGATTGACGCAGTACGCCTTAAAAAAGCTGAGGTCGCACTGCGTTATTATTTGGGCGACAACGATATTATGTACCGTAAGCCTAAAGATAAATGCGAGGAACCGCTGCGCAATGCAGACAACAGAATTGCTTTTAATTTCCACAGCCTTTTAGTGGACCAAAAAGCCAGTTATATGTTTACTGCACCGCCGCTGTTCGATACCAAAGACGATACACTGAATG